CGTACAATATTATATTCTTAGATGAGTTTGCATATGTACCATCAAATGTTGCAGAACAGTTTTTTAGTTCTGTGTATCCAACGATATCGTCTGGTAAATCTACGAAAGTGATTATTGTATCGACACCACATGGTATGAATATGTTTTACAAACTATGGGTAGATGCAGAAGAACAAAGAAACGAATACATACCAATCCAAGTTCACTGGAGTGAAGTGCCTGGCCGTGATGAAGAGTGGAAAAGACAAACTATTGCAAACACAAGTGAATCACAATTCAATACAGAGTTTGAGTGTGAGTTCTTAGGATCTATTGATACACTTATTACACCATCTAAATTAAGAATGATGGCATACAGAGAACCTAAACAAAGAAATGCTGGTTTAGATGTTTATGAGATGCCTGTAGAAAAGAAAACATATTTCATGTCTTGTGATGTGTCAAGGGGAACAAAGAATGACTATTCTGCATTTGTAGTTTTTGATGTGTCACAGATACCATATAGAATTGTTGCAAAGTTTAGAGACAATGAAATCAAACCATTATTGTTTCCACAAAAAATATATGATGTTGCAAGAGCATACAACCAAGCGTTTGTTATGATTGAGGTAAATGATATTGGTGAACAAGTTGCAAACACAATGCAATTTGATTTAGAGTATGACAATCTTGTTATGGCATCTATGAGAGGTCGTGCTGGACAAATCATGGGTGCTGGATTTAGTGGTAAACAAGCACAGTTAGGTGTAAGAACAACTAAGGCAGTAAAAAAGATAGGGTGTTCTAACCTAAAACAACTTGTGGAAGATAACAAACTAATCGTAGAAGATTATGATACAATAAATGAACTATCTACTTTTATTGTAAAAGGTCAATCGTTTGAGGCAGATGAGGGTTGTAACGATGAT